CAATGGCGCAGTCATCTGAAACACGCCATTTGTAGAATTTAAAGTTGCTGAACCCCAAGCAATGGCTTGCTGCATATCCCCTAAAGTAGAGGAAACTACTGAACCTGCTACAGAAGATGCTATACTAGAAGCATCGCTTGCGGTCACGCCATTTGTAGAATCGGTTTGCCTCGCAGCAGCAAGACCATTTATCAAAACATTTGGACTTCCGCCAGTTACAATTGCCGTCATGAAATAACCCAAAAATAAAGGATGCAGCCTCACGGCTAAACCCTTATTTAGTTTGACTTTTAACTGTTTCCTAGCTCCAGTTTTCCCTTTCTCCTTGGTTTACATACAACGGACCACCCATTTCGCACCATCCAGAGCCTTTTCTGTGAGGGAAGGAATAGCCAAGACAATTACAGGGTTTGCCTTGACGTTTCCTTTCTTTCCCAGAGTCACGATAATGATCTACATACACGATTGGTGCTTTTTTACAGAAACGACAACTTGCAAAGTGTTTACGCGTATATTCTTCTGGATGCTTTGTTAATGTTTGACGTCGACCACAATTGGAACACCTGCAATGCGGCATTATCCAGCAATATCCTTGAAGAATGCCATTGCTTCATCTTCCTCTTCGTCGCTGATACTTTGTACTACTGTATTAAATGGTGCTTCGGTTTCTGCAACAGACTTTTCAACCGTTGGCATTGGTGTGCGTGCTGCAGGAGCACTTTGCTGAACAGTATTGTTATGCTGTACTGGCGCAGCTGTTGAATCTGTTTCACCCAAAATCAAATCTGCAGAATTACCGATCACCGAACGCAATGCAGTTTCCAACTCTTGATAAGTCTTGAACTTGTTTGGAGCCACTTCAGGAAGCAATGGATAAGTTTGAGACCAAATCTTTTCAATCGCCTCATCAGAATCTGCAATTGGCTTTGATGATTCAAACTTAGAAGACTCATAACTTCTGAAGCCATTTTCCTTTTTGATCAACAAACGGAAATTAGCACCTGCCCACATATCAAATGGATTGACTGCTTCATCACCTTCAAATTCAGGATGCATGACGTCATTCACTTTCTTCCAGATCTTGGCGCCATAACGATACAAAAACACTTTTCCTTCATTAGCAGCATTGCCCGGATCACGGACTACCAAGATGTTAGATACATAATGCAATTGACGACGTTGTGCACGCGCCATCTTGCGTGCTGGACTTTCATCGTCCTTAGACGAATTCCAAAGTTTGCTGTTCAACACTGAAACAGGATCTTCCTCTCCCAAAGTGGTACGGGAAAGGTTGATGTACCAACGTCCTGTTGGTCCCTTGAACCCATGATCAAAATACTTGGTGAATGGGATTTCTTCGCCCTCACATGCAGGCAAGAAACGAATAATAGCAGAGCCATTACCATCCTTGTCGACCGTAGGACTCCAGTATCTTTCATCGGTACTGTACTTATTGCTGTTTGTCTTTTCTACTTCTTGACGCAATTTTTCAAATGAATCTGCAGACCCGCGTTTCAAATCTTTGAAGTTTATAGCCATGTTACTTTACCTTTCTCTTGAGTTTATTGAATGAATCGTCCATGACGTCTTGACTATTCCGTATTCAAGCTTATAATAATATGTGCCAACTCAAAAATTAGTTGTACGATGAATTTCAAGTACAGGAATATTTGCCTTCTTTGCAATTGAAACCATGTTCTTTGTTCCATTTCCGCCCGGAAACGCAATTACGCCATCCGGTTTCATGTCTACCATCTTTTTGTTTCTTATCATGCCTGCCGCACACTTAAGCAAGTTCCATTCAGCAGGCACTACTGTAACAGGAATGCAATTGGTTTCAGCCCAATAGCCAACCATTGAATCTGCGCCTGTTGCGCCGCCATGTATTATCTCAACGATTTCTCGTCTTTGTTTCACCTGGTTCATGACCATATTGAGCTTGATGTAGTCATTGTAATCCCGGCCGCCGCAAACCAGTAGTCTTACGCCTTTCATGCTAGTCCGCTGCTTCCAAATCCGCCTGTTCCGCGTTCGGTTGAGGAAGCAAATTCAGTTACAACCTGAAGATGTTTGTTGATGCTGATTTGTGGTGTCACGATCAGTTGAGCGACGCGATCGCCTGCTTCAAAACAAATAGGCTTACCACCATAATTGTGTAAGCATTGAATAAGTTCACCTTGATAGTCAGGGTCGATCACACCCGTTCCGTTAGCAAGCCGCACGCCCATACGGCCCACGCTGGAACGGATGTAGATCAAACCCAGTAAGAATGGGTCTTGCAACCAGATAGAAACGCCACTGGGTACCATCTTGACTTCATTGGGGTACAAGATGACACTCTCTGTGACACGTAAATCAAGACCACCCAACTTACTTCCAGTGAATGCTTCTGGCTTGTAAAAAGGCACACCATGGGGTAGGATTTTCAATTCAATCATTCTTAATTTTCCTTGATATTCTAAAACCTTCTTGATGCCCTTTACTGTAGTAGGTTTCCATGTTATCTTCGTGATTTAAGTAAATAATGGAGAACCCTTCATCGAAAAGTCTTTGTAGCATTTCTGGTGGCAGTCTCCAGTCTTTTGGAACCCAATGTATTTCCAAAGAAGCATCATAATAATCCCAACTCAATTCGAAAATATGATCTTCTGGAAACAACGGTTCCAACAATGCCTCTAGAGCCGCTTCAGCAAAAGCTGCTCCAAACAATTGATCTGCAAGTTTCATACCCATTCGTAATTCCCACTCTCTAATTCAATCCGAAGATCATCGAACCCGCCAACCAATCTATCATTGTCGAAAATTTGAGGAGCAGTCCTGGCATTTGGATTCAACTCAAGCAATTCTTCAATGGTGTAATCCTTACCAAGCTCTTTGTATTCATAATCAATGTTATGCAAGTTTAGCAGTCCTTTTGCATTTTCACAATACACGCAATCAGGTTTGCCATAGATAACAATCATGCTACCGCCTCTACTGCTACTACCGTTTTCTTCTTGGTTAAATCTTCCAACGGGTATTTAATTGCATCTTCCATGCCCTTTTGCAAAGCACGACCTTGTAGCTTGGTTCCATTGATGGAAAGCCACGCTGACGCGCAAAAATCATTGAAACGATGATAATAACGCTTTGAAGACTTTTTCATTGGTTGTTACCTTTAACTGCAGTTAGTAAAGACTCCCAGGAAAGTTTCATCCTGGTTGAATTGTGTAGATAATCTATGTAAAGTTTGTTGAATACCAATTGTTCTTTAGAAGTTGTAGTTTTATGATATTCAATAAGAGCTTCCAGAACAGAATAAAAGGATTGTGCGTCTCTGTTGAGATTGCCGGTGTAACTATACATTGGAATCAAGCCGCCAGATGTTTCTGGAAGAGCAGCAAGATCACTACAAACGCACTGGCACCCAGCTGACATGGCTTCTATCAAGCACAAGCAAGAAGTTTCCTGCCAGATAGATGGATAGACAAAAATATCAGAACGCACTAATGCCTTTCTTATTTCCTCATTGGGCACTGTACCATGATACGTCATATCAGGATGATTTTTGATCTTATCAAACAACTTCCGATAAGGTTCATCTCTTGTTTCCCATCCATAGAGTTTGAAACTGGAATACACGTCCAGATGCAACTGGTTAGGAAATTTATTGCATAATGCTTCAAAAACAGGAACTAAGATTTCTAATCCACGATGCGGTGTTGGGGTGTAGATTAGTCTGATTTTTTCGTCTATATTTGAACGTTGGTTGATGTCAATAGGATCAATGGCATTCAAAATCACAACGCATTTTTCTTTCGGAATATTTGGATATCTTTCCAAGAAAGTGTTCTTTTGCCAATAACTCACGAATACAATCGCGTCGAGTTTATTAACAATTTCTTGATTTGAAAATACATTTCGTGATTCAGGGTCATCTGAAAGATCGTGTTCCCAAAAAATGTGATATCTTTTGTTTAAATCAAACCCACGGAACCTTGAACGAATGATTTCAACATCTTCCAAAAGTTTAGGATCGACGATCTTTTCTAAGAGACCCCCGAGCAATTCTGTACCACCTTTTGCAGTGGCATCCAATTCATTTTGTGCTGTCATCTGTCACCCGATTAAATGCTTTTTCTAGACCATCTGCCATCTTTTGGAATGGATGATCCTGCTTCAGTAATGAACGCATAATTAATGATATTACTGCTTCTTTCAAAAACAGCACGTCTCCAAATCGGCATGCAATAATGTCTGGAAATTGCAATGCAATGTTCTTCATGAGTTCATTCATGATGAACTCAATATTGTTGATATTGTGTGGGTCAGTCACGAAGTTCTTGTAATGATCTTCGTTTGGATCAACTGTTGCTGTGTTAGTCGGCAATGGCTGTTCTTCTAAATTAATAGGCGGACCTGGAGTGATCGCAGTTACTGACGGCGTGATGGATGCTGCTTTATTCTTCTTGTACTCGGAAAAATCAACAACATTATTAGATTCTGTCATAATCATCCTCAATCATAACTTCTTCACCATCATAATAATCGCTAATGATCATTTTGTTGTTTTCATCTTCAATAACTTTTTCAACAAAATAGATAGCAGTACCTTCATCGCATTTCATGTCTTTACTAAGTTTTTGAACGAGGGACTCAATACTCCAGTTAGGATGACTATCAACAAGATGCTGTG